GAATTTGCCCAGATCATGGAATGGGTAAAGCAATTTGGTGAACCTGGTTTTGTATTTGTTAATTCACTTGAGCATTGTTTTAATCCTTGTGTTGAAATTGGCATGTACCCAAAAACCAAGGATGGTGTTTCGGGTTGGCAAGGCTGCAATCTAGTTGAAGGCAATGGCGCACTATGCAAAACAAAGGAAGATTTCTTTGACCTTTGCCGTTCTGCATCCATACTTGCAACAATGCAAGCCGCATATACAGACTTTAAGTTTGTTGGCCCTGCAACTAAGGAGATTTTCGAGCGGGAAGCACTGCTTGGTGTTTCTTTGACAGGCTGGATGAATAGTCCTGATATTCTCTTTGACGAAAAAACACTTAAAGAAGGTGCCAAGATTGTCAGAGAGACAAATCGGGAAGTCGCCAAGATACTTGGTATTAATCCGGCCGCTCGTACCACTTGCGTTAAGCCAGCAGGTAACGCCTCGGTGTTGCTTGGTACTGCTTCTGGTATTCACCCAGAACATAGCAAGCGTTATATCCGCAATATCCAAATCAGCAAATCACAAGAGGTTTCAGATATCATCCGTAAGATCAATCCTTACATGGTTGAGGAATCGATTTGGTCTGCTGCAAAGTCGGATAACATAATCAGCTTCCCTATTATACCTCCAAAGGGCAGCATATATAAGGACGAATTAAATGGTGTGGAATTTCTTGAAAAAGTTAAGCTTGTGCAAAACGCATGGGTGGAAGCAGGGACCGATGAATCATTATGTGTGGACCCAACCGTCCGCCACAATGTCTCCAATACCGTCACTGTACGGCCTGATGAGTGGGTACAAGTCACCGACTACCTGTACAAGAACCGCAAACACTTTACCGGTGTTTCACTCATCGGAGAATCTGGAGACAAAGATTATTTCCAAGCGCCAAATATAGAAGTTCTGTCTCCACGTGAAATGGTACGTAAGTATGGTGAAGCGGCCCTGTTTGCATCCGGTCTTATTGTTGACGCCTCGAAGGGGTTCAAGAACCTATGGGATGCCACGTTTATTGCTCAACAGACCACTGACGATTCCAGTCAGGAATTGAAGGATATCCGTGCAGATTGGATTCGTCGTTTCATCAAGTTTGCTGATAACTTCTTTGAAGGTGACCTGGTAAAAACGGCATATTGTCTAAAAGACGTTTACATACTATATAAGTGGATGAAGATTCAAATCAATTTCCAGGATATCAATATGGAAGAACATTTGAAAATAGCTAAAATGACAGAAATAGACACTATGGGCGCGGCCGCCTGCGCCGCAGGAGCATGTGAGATATAATGTTAGATTTATTACGTGATTTGACAACACTAAAACAAGATGGAAAAATCCTTGATTACCGAGTTGAAGCAGACTCGGAAGGCAATGTGGATATCTATTGCAGGCCAGTTCCTCCAGTTCAATATATAAGGCTAGATTTTAAAGTAACACAGTTTGGTGCTACATTTAGTGAGGTATAATGATAGAGTGGTTGGGATTAGATAACAGACCTTTAGACCATGATTTAAATACATGTGTTAAATGTCAAAATGAGCAATATGAAAGGCCGCATCCTTTGGATAAAGGCGGCAAATATGCTTGGCAATGCGATAAATGTGGAACCGTTAATGAAAACGGCAAAGAACATTTATTAGCAACGTTAAAGCCTCACGAAATACAGGAAGGTAAACGAGCATGGTTTACCCCTAAACGAGGAATCGTCAACTAATGTCAAAAGAAGTTATAAACCATGTGTGTTCATATTGCGAAAGCCCCTTTAAGCTTTCCTTTGACACCGACGAGGTAACAAGCCTGCCAAAGTTTTGCCCCATGTGCGGAAATGAAACATTAGCAGAATTAGATGAACCGGAAGAGCAAGAGATTTGGCTCGGACAATATGAAGATGATGAACCAGAACTTTAAAGATTCTTTTGTATATTGTTGGACCGATAAGGCCACCAACAAACTTTATATTGGTTCCCATAAAGGCACAATTGATGATGGATATATCTGTTCGTCTAAATTAATGCTACAAGAATATAAAACTAGATCACAAGATTTTAGCCGGCAAATTATAGCCGAAGGTCAACATGAGGATATTAGAAAATTAGAAGAAAAACTTCTTGATAGTTTGAATGTCAAACATGATCCTTTATTTTATAATCAACACAATGGAAATGGTAAATTTTATCTAAAGGGACAATCAAACATTTCAAGAAAGAAAATTTCTCTGGCAAAAATGGGAAATAAAAATCCTATGTTTGGTAAAAAAGTTTCGGCCGAAACAAAAATTAAATGTAGTGCGGCCAGCAAGAAAAGAATTATTACGCCGGAATTTATAGAAAAATCTAGAATGGCTAAACTCGGTACTAAAAATCCAAATTTTGGGAATCCCAATTCCGCAAAACATTTGAACAATTTGATTACCTGTATTAAATGTAGGAAAACCATGAATGGCGGAAATTATTATAGGTATCACGACATAAAATGTTCATAAATACTCCATTAGGAGTATGAAACATGTGGACATATCAGGGAAATCCCTTTGATGAAATACCCGAGGATATAAAATCTTTCGTGTATATTATAACCAATAAAACCAACAATAAAAAATATGTGGGTAAAAAAACATTTACCTTTGCTAAAACGAAACAAATCAAAAAGAAAAAAAAGAGATTCCGAGTAGCGAGCGATTGGCAACTTTATTACGGAAGTAATAATCAACTCAAGCATGACGTTGAACTTTTGGGCCGGGAAAATTTTGACCGGGAAATTTTGCATTTATGTAAAACAAAAGGAACAGCAAATTATTTAGAGGCTCATGAGATATTATCCCGACATGCTATAGTTTCCGAAGAATATTATAACCAATGGCTTTCCGTTAAAGTGTCGAGGAGTCAGATAAAGTTATAGTAGCCTACATAAAATAACGTTTGTGAATTCCTTCTTATTGTGCTATACTGAATCTAAATAGATCGTAAGACAAAAAGGAGATAAATATGTTTACGAATACGACTGCCGGAATTGGGAATGCTTTGCTTTCCATGTTCCGTACAGAGAAGTCAGAAACACCGCTGGTAAAAATGTTCCGCGTGGAGTATGGCCGAGAATATAGAAACGCACGGAAATATGGTGCTACAGTAAATGATCAATATGTGAATGAATTCATAAAGAACACCAGAACCTAACCAGAACAAAAAGACGTAATATTATTGCGCCGGAGCTTACAAAATAGCAATATTTGTAGGCTCTTTTTTTATGCTCGGCCTCTTGTAATCCTCAAAAAAAGTATTATATTGGTAGTATGACAATGATTCTTATATTTGTGATCTTGCCGCTTTTCGCGGCGTTTATCGTTAATTCTTTTATTGAAACATTTTCTGTTACAGATTGGTCTTAACTATGTTAGATAAGAACGCAATCGTTAACTTGCTGGCCACTTCTGACAAGGCAGTTGCCCGCGCCCTCATTGTTCTTAATGAGCGGCAGACTTCATATGAACAAAACGCAAAGGGCACCCGCGACCACAATGGTCGGGGTTTCAAGCCCTGTCATGCGTTTATGGGCACTAGTATGGCAGAATTCTATCAGCGCAACAATTATCTTTCGGCAAAACAGATTGCGTATTGGCGCAAGGCCGACAAGCGCGGAACGCCGCGGATTGCATGTTATTGGAAGCAGCTACTAGAAGTTGCACAGGCCAAGGCCCAGAGTAAGCAGAATGTATCTTAAAACTTTCAGAAAATACGCCGAGATTCCCTTGCTATTGCAAGAATACATTCTTACGGTCAGTGGCCGTAAGGAAATCGGGGAATTGTCGTTAACAGAGATTAATGACTATCTCGCAGGACTAGAAGAATATCACGTTAGCAACTATGAGTTGAATCAGTAGGGTGCGTCGGAATGTCGCATTGTAAAACCGCCTAACGATACTTATATAGGTAGTATGAGCAAGTTACTAAAGAATCCCGAACTTAAGAAGCAATTAACTGTATTACAGTTTGCTACACTTTGCGAAGCTTTAGAGTCGGTTTTCGACTCTCCGAATGAAGCGCAAGAGGAAATGAACGGCATGGATTATGAATTGGCCATGCAGCATCTTGAAAATTACGCAGGATATTGATTATGAATCTCTCAAAGGAAATTCCATCTAAGATGGTCGAAACTGTGTAGTGTATCAAGGTTGACGGCCCCGCCTCGCCTCATGATTGGTTCCCAGTTTGTTTTCGTGAAACTGAAACTGAAATGCTTGTGGCTTTTGCAAAAACAAATGCACAGGTTCCAGTTGTTGTTTCTCCCGATGCAACTTCCATAATCACTGCGGCATTTACGCTGGCGCTCTTTATTGTAGT